AAACTTTCCAGATGAAACGATTGGAATGATTGTTTGTATTTTGGGTGATTATGCAGATAATCCATCAGAAGAGAATCAACCTTCTTATCTTTGGAATTGTGCTGATGCTTCGGTTATTAATTCAGATTCTACATTTACGTACAATATACCATCTGGAGAAACTTATATTTTACCAGATATTACGCACGTAGATAGTAATGGAACAGATGTTGTAAAAGCGGCTCAAACGCCAATGGTTTGCACACCTAATCAGGCGTTAAATATTAGTAATTCAAATGACTCTTTCGATGTAAATACTTTAGTTGACTTAGAATTACCTAACATTAATTTTACTGATAGTAACGGAGTTACAACATCTATCCCTAGTATGGAGGCTATTACGGCTAGTTCTTGCGTGGCTAAAAGTGGTCTAGCTTACCATAGACCTCTTACTACTGGTGCTAGAATATCGTACAAAACAAAGGATGATTACTGGCAAATAATAAATAATGACTATTCAGATGCGCCCGCACACCCACTTCATTTTGTAAAATTACAAGCAGGCACTTTTGATATGCTAGTAGATGATAATACTTTTGGAAATAAAAACAAAAATACAGATAAACTAGGTGGTCAAGTTTATACGGATGATTATTGTGTAGATAATTTAACGGGTATCGGATGGAAAACTACATTACAAACAGCCGAGTCTTGGGATGATGCTATGAATACGGTGGCTGCATTGAGTCATGCGGGGTTTGATGACTATTATATACCTAATCAAAGAGAGCAAAACACGCTGTTAGATTATGGTCTTGATAATATACGAATGATTAATTATTCTCCGTTCAACATAACATTGAACAATTACATATGGACTTCGACCACAAGGAGGGATGCTTCACATTTCGCTCATGCTATAGTCCCCTATATTCACTCTGAAGGTACACGACCAAAAACAAGTACGTATCAATACTTAGTTTGCAGAAAACACTTTTAAAATTAAATATATGAAAGCACAAGGACAAATAACAATAGAAGAGGGTTTGATTTTAAACAACCCTACTATGGAAATAAACAATATAAGTTACTTACAACTAACCAATAGAGTATTAGTAGAATGTATTTTTAATGAAGAAAATTCTACGTTTCCACATAGTAGAAACTTCTCATTTGACACTAAAGGAAATCAGTTAACAAAACCAGATATTTTAAAGCTGATAAGCGAACATGATATTTTAAAAACGTTTAAGTAATGGCTTCAAAAATAAGCGGTATAATACCATCGCAACAATATGAAATAATTCGTGATAAAATTGGGTTAATTTTATATGAAGAAATAGGAAACCAATATGTTTTAACTAGCAATAAAAATATAAACGCAAAAGTGTTTGTAGAACGATTTGTTCCTTTTGATAAAACTGATTTCCCTTGTTTAAATGTTATTTTTAATGGTGGTCAGTATTCAAATAAGAATGTTACAACGGCTGAAGGAGGTTATATTTTTTATGTAGATGTTTATGCTAGTGCAAAAACAACCACTATAGTTTCTGGTGATTCTGAGGCTAGTTTTAGACTTCATAAATTACTTGGTATCAGTAGGGCTATTTTAGAAAATCCACAATACAGGAATTTAGGTTTTACTGATGGTAAAATAGGTAGTGTGTCTGTATCTGATATTTCTATTAATCAACCAAGTAATTCTCAGGACGGTACAAGCTCAATAATGGGGCGTTTAACCTTTAATGTTAAGGCTTTAGAGGATGTTGAATTATTAGATGCTAGTGTTATAAATAGCACAAAAACAGAAGTTAAATTAAATTTAACGGATAAGGGCTATTTATACGAGAATATTTAATTATATTTGTAAATAATAACGATGTAAAGTTACATTGTACAATAATAACGAGGTGAAGATGCCTTGTACTAAATTTTTTTAAATGGCAATAAGCAACGCAGTAGATTTAAGCAGAGTTAGTAGAGTTTTAGGTTATAAAATAACTAAAGGAAACTTTAATAATTCAACACAAAATTTACCTCAAAGAATAGCGGTATTAGCAGAAGCAAATACAGCAAACCAAGCTGGTTTATCATTAGATCCAGTAGAAATAACAACATTATCACAAGCTGCTAACCTTTATGGTTACGGTTCTCCAATTTATACTATTTTAAGAATATTGAGACCTACTTCAGGCGGTGGTGTTGGCGGTGTTCCCGTTGTTGTTTACCCTCAATTGGCTGCGGCTGGGTCTTCTGCGGAAGTTTTAGACGTTACACCAACTGGTACGGCTACTGGAAACGCAACTCACACACTTTTAATAGGTGGAAGAGAAGGTGTTGAAGGTCAAAGATATGATTTTACGATAGTTACGGGTGATACAGTAGCAACAATAACAGCTAAAATAGAAGAGACTGTAAATAGTGTTCTAGGTTCTCCAATGACTGGAACTGATAATACTACAAAAGCAACTTTAACATCTAAATGGACTGGAGTCACTAGTAGTTCGGTTACTTTAGAGGTTTTAACAAACGATAAACCAGTCGGTATGACTTATGCTGTAGTTTCTACAGCTTCGGGTGCTGGTTTACCATCTGTTACACCTTCTTTAAATAAATTTGGTGAAGATTGGAATACAATAGTTTTAAATTCATATAATAGCGAAACAGCTACTTTGGATGAATTAGAAGCTTTTAACGGTATTCCAGATCCAACTAATCCAACTGGTAGATATTCATCTATAGTTGTTAAACCTTTTATAGCTTTATTTGGCAATACAGACACTACGGGGTGGGAATCTATTATGTCAGCTAGAAAATTAGAGGTTACGAACTCAATGTGTGTAGCTCCTAGTTCTAAAGGACAACCAATGGAAGCAGCTGCAAATTATGCAGTTGAATTTTCTTTTCAAGCTAACAATAATCCTCATTTGGATATATCGGCAAAATTCTTAAAAGATATGCCAGTAGCTTCAAATTGGACGGGAACAAGTATGGCAACTTACAACGAAAGAGATTCTTTAGTTCAAAAAGGTGTTTCAACTGTAGTTTTCACTCAAAATAAATTCCAAGTACAAGATTTTGTTACTAGTTACCGACCTGATGGAGAAACTCCACCACAATATAGGTATTGTAGCAATATTATGATTGATCTAAACGTTTTCTTTGGTTATCATTTACTTGAAGAAATTCACGTTATTGACCACGCTATAGCTACTGATAAAGATATTGTTAGTGTTGGTAATGTTATCAAACCAAAGCAATGGAAAGGTATTGTAAGAGCTTATGCGGCTGATTTGGCTAACAGAAGTTTAATTGCAGATGCTAGTTTTATGCAAGAGTCTATCACTACTGGTTTAGGAACATCTAACCCAGATAGATTAGAAACTTTCTTTAGATATAAGCGAAGAAATTACGCTAGAATCTTAAGCACAACGGCAGAAGCTGGTTTCAATTTCGGAACTTTAAATTAAAAAAAATACAAACTTTAAAAAAATAATAAAATGGCAATAGTAGGTGGAGATTTAACCGAAGCAACATATAATCACCCCGAATTAGGGACTGGTGTGTTTTACTTCAAAGGTTCTGAGGACGGAACATTTAGTTTAGGAGGTTTTACATCTGCTGATGATAATGCAATGATTGACGGTGCTGGGAATATGATTGTAATAATCAATCAAAAGCAATGGAGTATTGAAGGCGTTATCACTTGGGATATGAAGTCTGGAGGTTCTTTAGCCGATTTACAAGCTTTATCTGCTAGTACTAAGGATTCAGATTGGACTGTAGCATCTGCAAACGGTACAATTTACACTGGTAAAGGTAGACCAGTTGGTGATTTAGCTGGAAATTCAGGACAAGCGACTATGGGCTTAAAATTAGCTGGTGGTGGTAAGTTAACTGAGATTTCTTAGAAAACAAAAAAACAAAAAATAGGGGTTGGAATTAATCCAACCCCTTAACAATTAAACAACAAGAAAAATGGAAAATGTTATTAGTGAAGAGATTGCAAACAAAGAAATTCAAAAATGGTTGGATTTTAAAAATGTTAGCCCTAGAAAAAGAAACACAAAAGAAACCAAAGCACAAATTGAAACCCTTGTTGATGCAATATGTGATGGGGATTTAGTTTTAGATGAAGATTTTAATTTAGTTCAAGCTTTAAGAAATCCAGTTTTAGATAAAGATGGTAAACCAGCTTTAAAAGAAATGGTTTTTAAACCTAGACTTTTATTAGAAGATGTTGAAAGTAAATTAATGAACGTTAAATCTGATAATACTATCGGAATGTTAGCGGCTTATACTTCTGCTTTAACTGGTGTGAATTCAGCTATGACAAAGAAAATTGATACTGATGACAATAAGACGGCACAAGCGATTGTGATGTTTTTTTTGTAGATAAGTCCTCTCTCGAATCTATGATAATATCAGTGGTTCGAGAGTATAAATGGACTCCGAAGTATTTATCTACTTTGTATTTAGACGACCAAGACCATAGAGGTTTGGTTTTTTGGTATAACGACATAATAGAATTAATAAAAAAGTCTAAAGCAAAAAAATAATAGATGTCAGCGTTTACAGTACCCACCATATTTTCAGCAGTCGATAAACTGTCAGCTCCAATGAGAAAAATGGAGAAAAACACTTTAAGTTTTACTCAAAAGGCATCATTAGGAGTTACAAGATTAGATAGGCGTTTGCGAAAGCTCACGCCCTCTTTGGGTAATATGGGAAAGCAGATGTTACAGTTTGCTAGTGCCGCAGCTATTGGTACTTTATTAGTTTCTAGTGTACAAACATTAAAAGAATATGAAACCAATATGGCTTCACTTTCTGCTATTACTGGTGTTAGTGGTTCAGCTTTAGAGGTGTTTAGAGGTGAAGTTAATAACGTAGCTAAAGACACTAAAAAAAGTTCAGTAGAAGTTGCTAAAGCTTTTGAGCTTGTAGGTTCTGCAAAGCCTGAATTACTTAAAAATGCCGAAGCATTGGCAGAAGTAACAAGGCAATCTATTATACTAAGTAAAGCATCAGGTGATGAATTAGAGATTTCTGTACAATCATTAACTGGTACTTTAAACCAATTTGATTTAGGAGCAGATTCAGCCGCTAGAGTTATTAACGCATTAGCAGCTGGTTCTAAAGAAGGGGCGGCAGCCGTTCCTTTAATTACTGAATCTTTAGATAAGTTTGGTACTGTAGCGGCTGGTATGAATATTTCAGTAGAGCAAAGTGTTGGATTAATTGAAACTTTAGCAGAAAAAAACTTAAAAGGAGCTGAAGCTGGAAATAAATTAAAAAATGTTTTAGCAATAATGTCAACTGCTAAAGCTTTACCACCAAAAGCTTTACAGCAACTAGAAAAATTCGGTGTAAACGCTGAGATAGTTTCAGATAAAACACTTCCTTTATCAACTAGGTTAAAAGAACTAGGTAAAATAGCTGGTGATGAAACGGCTTTAGTTAAAGTGTTTGGTAGGGAGAACTTTGTAGCTGGTGGTATTATATTAAAAAACGCTGAGAAGGTAAATAAATACACTAAAGCGGTTACTGGTACAAATATAGCACAAGAACAAGCTGATAAAAATTCAAATACACTTTCCAATAGATTAACAGAAATGTCTAATGCTTGGGATAACGTATTAACTAGTAGTGGGTCGGCTACTGGTTCAATGGGTCTGTTTAAAGATTTAATAGTATTAATCACGGATAATTTATCAGGAATCGTAGCTGTAATAGGAACTTTAACCGCTGTTTTTATAGCTCTTAAAATAGGTGTTTTTGCTGCACAATTTGCCATGGGAGCTTACAATGCAGTGTTAATAATTAGTAATATACTTACTGGCACAATGACTAAGAGGGTTGCATCTAGTGAAATTGCTATAATGGCATACGCTGCGGCTCAATGGTTAGCCAATACATCTTTAGGTTCTTATATAATTGCTCAAATTGGAGCAAATGCTGCTTTATGGGCTTTTCCTTTAGTTTGGATTATAGCTGGAATAGTTGCTTTAATTGGATTTATAGCCCTTATAATTATTTACTGGGATGATTTTGGAGCTGCTTTATTGTCAGCTGGTACTATTGTAGTCGCTTTTTTTAGTAGTATTTTCTTTTGGGTTGGTATAATAGTATCTGTAGTAGCTTCTTTTGGTCGAAACTGGGATAATATAGTGGATGCTTTTACAAATGGAGGTATAATTGACGGTTTACTAATGATTGGAGCAACTATTTTAGATGTTCTATTGTACCCATTACAGCAAATACTAGAAGTAGCTGAAAGTTTTACTGGTATGGATTTAGGGGCTTCTGGTTTAAAAGACTTTAGAGCCTCTATGGGGTTAGATGTTACTTCGGGTGATGAGCCTACAGAAACTTTAAACCCAGAAGAGGCAAAACAAAATTCACTAGTTGAAAAAATAACAGAAAACACAAACAAAGAAACATTGGATTTAAACGTTAATGTAACTGGACAAGATGCAGAAGTTACTAGTGGTGGTTCTGCTAACAATGTAAATTTGAAATCAACAATGACTGGAGGACAATAAATGAGCGATTTATTAATATATATGACTGGAAACGGTGGGGAAGCTAATTTAATTAACGATAATGATTTAGAGTTAACTAATGGGCTTTTTAATATGGTTTTGATTGCTATGTTTGGAGGTAATCCTGATGGAGTTACAACGGAATCAATTGAAGAGGGTGAACAAAGGTTCGATTGGTGGGGTAATAGTTTGTTTTTCAATAACAAACCAGAACAACAATTTAACAGTTATACCGAGAACCTTTTAAATAATATAGCTTTAACTAGTCAAAGTAGGGGTATAATTAAAGGTTATGTGTTAAAAGATTTAGAATTTTTAAGTAATTTAGCTGAAATAGATGTTAATATATCTTTATTAAGTAACGATAAGATAGACATTACCGTAAAAGTTAAAGAATTAAGTAATATTCAGAATAGTGAGTTTCAATTTATATGGGATGCAACTAAAAGTGAATTAATAGAAAATAGAATTATATAAAATGGCTGTTCAAATACCTACATTAATAGAATTATTCAACAGTATTAAGGGTGATTTAGAAGGCAAATTAGGCATCACTATACCTTTCTTTGGTAAAGCATTTTTAAATGGTTTAGCTGGTGTACAAGCCGCTAAAATAAAGCTGATTTATTTAGCTATTGCAAACCTTCAAAAAAATGTTTTTCCAGATTTAGCAGAATCAGAAGCTTTAGGTGGTACACTAGAAAGGTTTGGTAGGGTTAAATTAAATAGAAATCCTTTTCCAGCCGTTGCTGGTCAATATACCGTTAATGTTACGGGGCAAATTGGAGCAACAATAAACGCAAATACAACCTTTAAGAGTAACGATAGTTCTAGTAACCCATCTAAATTGTTTATTTTAGATAGTGCTTTTACTTTTGTTGGAACTACTGGTGTGATTACGATTAGAGCTACAGAGGGTGGCTTAAATAGCCGTTTAGAGGTTGGTAATACTTTAACCGCTACAGCTCCAATATTAAACGCTGAAGAGATTGTAACAGTTGCAACAGAATCAATACAACCTTTAGCCGCTGAGGATTTAGAAGTTTATAGGGCTAAAATAATTGAGGCTTTCAGGTTAGAACCTGAGGGGGGTGCTGGTTCAGATTATCGTTTATGGTCAGCAGATGCTCAAGGAGTAAAAAAAGTATATCCATACGCTAAAACGGGAGTATCTAATGAGATAAACCTGTTTGTAGAATCAACCATTGCAAATAGTTCCGATTCTAAAGGTACACCACCAGCTTTAATGATTACAGACGTGGAAAACGTTGTGGAATTTGATCCAGACACTACAGCCCCTTTAAACGAAAGAGGACGAAGACCTTTGGGAGTTTTCGCTGTAAATGTTTTACCCGTTACTATTAAAGAAATTGATGTTACTATTACGGGGTTTCAAGGTAGTACACCAGCAATCGTTGCTAGTATATTAGCTGCAATAACTGATGGTGTTAGTTTAGTTAGACCTTTTGTATCTTCAGCTGATATTTTAATTGATAAAAACGATATTTTAAACGAAAGTAAATTAATATTTTTGTTGTTATCTGCTAACCAATCAATATTTACTAGTCTTACTTTTACGGTTGACGGTGTAGCAACTAGTTCAGTAACTTTTACAAATGGTGATATTCCATTTTTAAACTCAATTACTTATGTTTGATAAGTTATTACTAAATTTAACTAAAAGATTCTACCCTAAAGGGAAGGTTTTTTCTATCCCTACTGGTGGGCTTTTAGAGAAAATGCATGAAGGTCTGATTGTTAGTGAAAACGAGGTTCTGGAAAACTCAATATCTGTTTTAGATAGTGTTATCCCAGATAATAACAATTTCACAACTGATGACGCTACAGACTGGGAACGCAGATTAGGTTTAATAACTAATATTTCAGTTAGTTTAACGGATAGAAAATTAGCTATTACTAGAAAGATGAATCATCCTGGAACTATTAAAGCTAGGCAGCATTATTTGTTCTTACAGAGAGAATTACAAAACGCTGGTTTTGATGTTTATGTTCACGAAAACAGATTTACAGTGAGTAGTGTTTTAGTAACGAAAACACCAAGCGAGATAATAAATAGTACCTTACCAGTAAGGGCTGTACATCGTTCTGGATTTAGACATGGCCAGTTAAATCACGGTTCTATTTATAATGAAAAAATTGTAAATAGTATTTATGCAGAAAATGATAGGGTTTTTGATATTGGTGATAATTACCGTTCTACCTTTTTTATTGGTGGTGCAGTAGTTGGTGATTTCGCAGATATTGATGAAGATAGGGAGTTAGAATTTAG